AAGGAAGAAACTGATTCTGAGGGTAAACTGATTAACTAAAAGTAGCTTTAGTTAACCAGTAAAAATCCAAAACATGTACCACGACTTTTGACGAAAGAGGTGATATGCTATACTTAGTCCAGAATATTTACGCCGGATAACAGAGGGCAGTGAACAAATTGCCGAAGAACTGCATCAGTATATCATCTCTGAGATCGTGTCGCGGATGGTGGAAAGAATCGGCAGAGGTGAGGATTATATTCTGACCAATGCTGATGCATGGAGAATCAGAACGCTACAGGAATCCGGTGAACTGTTAGAGGACATTCTGGCAGAATTATCCAAATATACCAAACGTGAACAGCAGGAGCTTCTTGAAGCGTTTGAAGATGCCGGAATCACTGCAATGAATTATGACGATAAGGTATACAAGGCGGCAGGATTAAGCCCTGTGCCGCTCGAACAGTCGCCGGCTATGATAAGACTCATGGAACGGAATATGCTTGCGACTATGGGTGAGTGGAAGAACTTCACAAGAACAACTGCAAGTGCCGCTCAAAGGCTTTATATTGAGCAATGCGACCTTGCATATAACCATGTGATGACTGGAGCAGTTGGGTATACGCAAGCCATCAAAGAGGCAGTTAATAACGTTGTATCAGATGGTGTTACTGTTACATATCCATCTGGCAGAAAAGACACGATTGAAACGGCGGTTGCACGTTCTGTCAGAACTGGCGTGGCTCAGGCTACGGGAGATATATCTCTAAAACGCATGGAAGAAATGGACTGGGATTTGATTCTGGTCAGTGCGCACATAGGAGCCAGAACGGGTGATGGCGGTGAGAATCCGGGAAATCACTCATGGTGGCAAGGCAAGATATACTCTCGTTCTGGAAAGAGTAAGAAATTTCCACCGTTCTCATTGACCGGATATGGGACAGCAAGCGGACTGTCAGGGATCAACTGTCGGCATAGCTTTGGGGCAAGTGATGGAGAATTCAACCCCTATGCAGAACTATCAGCACAGGATAAAGCTGATAAAGGCAAGCAGTACGAAAAAGAACAGCGGCAACGTGCTTACGAGCGAAGAATCCGAAAGACGAAGCGTGAAGTCCTTGGACTGCAAGCAGGAGTCGAAAACGCGCCGAATGAAAAGGCAAAATTCGCACTCCAGCAAGACCTTGACCGGAAGTCTTATCTTTTACAGAAACAAAATGCTGCATACAAAGATTACTGCAAACGGAATGGCCTGAGGGAACTACAAGACCGACTTATGATCGCTAAGTGGAACCGTCAGAACGCCGCAAAAGCCAGAGGAGCGGCGAAGAGATATAAAACAGCAAAGGGGATTGTCTGATGGATAGATGGGAATATTATAATCCGAATCCTGCCGGTAATCGAGTTGGAGATTGTGCTGTCCGGGCAATATGCAAAGCAACCGGGTTCGACTGGGAAACGGTATTCACCGGATTAATGATACAGGCGTGCACTCTGTCAGATATGCCAAGTGCAAATTATGTCTGGGGAGCGTACCTCTATAAACATGGATACAGACGCAAACTGATTGAACAATCAGAGCGATATATCTATACAGTCAATGACTTTTGCACAGACCATCCGACAGGTACGTACATCCTCTGCATAGATGGTCATGTGGTGACAGTGCAAGAGGGCAAATATTTCGATACATGGGATAGCGGTAATGAGATTCCAGTATATTACTGGGAAAAGGAGAATAAATGAGCATATCAGAATTTGTACAGATTTTCCTCTCTATCTGCGGAGGGGTGTCTATTGTCGGAGGGGCGGCAGCCGTAATCTTTAAGTGGATTACCCCGGCGTTTCGGCTTAATAAGCGAGTAGAAACACTGGAAGAACATGATAGGCGAGATTATGAAAGTCTTCGGAGAATCGCAGAACGAGATTCATTAATTCTGGAAGTATTGTCGACCATGCTGGACAGTCAGATCAGCGGCAACAATGTGGAGGAATTAAAAAAAACAAAACAGAAGCTTACAAATTATCTTGCACAGAATCAACGTTAATTGCATTAATAAGGGGTATGCTCATGAAGTTATATGTATTCACTAAGAAAGATATAGACAGGTTCTTGACAGAGTGTAATTTTACACCGGATGAAGAAAAATTGTTCCGGCTGAGATGTCAGGAATATACGCTTGAGTACTGCGCTGAGGAAATGAACGTGAGCATATCCACGGCAAAACGATTAAGCCAGAGGGTGAACAATAAAATAATTAAAGTATGCTGATACTTTTCAGATACTTATATGGGTCTTAGACGAACTGTCTAAGGCTCTTTTTTTATGTAAAAATAGTCATAGAAAGTCATAGAATAAGTCATAGGAGGTGTACGAGATGGCATTATATAACAATCCTTATCAATATAGTTTTGGCGTTCCGGGGCAGATGAACCAATTTCAGCAACAGCCTGTCCAGATGCCAGCTCAACCAGTACAGCAACCCCAGCAGAATAACAATGGCATCCTGTGGGTATCTGGCGAAGTCGGAGCAAAATCCTATCTGGTAGCACCCGGAACAAGCGTTTTACTGATGGACAGTGAAAGTGAAAAGTTCTACATAAAATCCACTGACGTTTCCGGTATGCCACAACCATTACGGACGTTTGAGTATCATGAAACAGGCACTCAGATGCTACCTAAACAGCCTGTTCAAAACACGGACAATAAATATGTCACCAGACAGGAATATGACGATTTAAAAGCTAAATGTGACGCTATAGCAAGTCGATTAAATTCTTTTTCTGAACCTGTTAGGGCTAATACCGCACAGGAATCAGCAGTCAAGGGAGGAAACGCAGATGAGTAATCCATTATTTAATGCCCTCGGTGGTGGGATGCCACAGGGTAACGGACCAATGCAGATGATACAACAGTTTATGCAGTTTAAGCAGAATTTTAAGGGAGACCCGAAAGCAGAAGTTGAGAAAATGTTGCAGTCTGGGAAGATTTCTCAACAGCAACTTAATCAAGTTCAACAGATGGCAGGACAATTTCAACACATGCTGAAAGGAATGAAATAGTACATTACAATCTGGCCAGATTGATGTAAATACACAATAAAGGAGATTATATTATGGATGGAAATTATAGCTTATCAGATATAGCCGCCGCTACTGGAAACGGTAGAAATAATGATGGTATGTTTGGTGGAGATGGTGCATGGTGGCTTATCGTGCTTTTCTTGTTCGCATTCTGCGGATGGGGAAACAACGGCTGGGGCAATAATGGCAACAGCGGCGGATATACAGCCACAGCAGCTACTCAGGCGGACATTCAGAGAGGATTCGATAACTCCGCAGTAATTAGCAAGCTTGACGGAATCAACAACGGTCTCTGTGATGGATTCTACGCAGTGAACAACGGTATGCTTACCGGTTTTAACGGAATCAACACAAACATCATGCAGACCGGCTTCGGAATCCAGCAGGCTATTAATGCCGATACTGTGGCTAATATGCAGAATACTAATGCTTTACAGGCACAGCTTGCGAACTGTTGCTGCGAAACCAGAGAAGCAATTCAGGGCGTAAACTACAATATGGCACAGAATACCTGCGCATTACAGAACACAATGAACAGCAATACAAGAGACATTATTGACAGTCAGAACGCTGGAACAAGAGCCATTCTTGACTATCTTTGCAATGAAAAGATTTCTAGTCTGCAGGCTGAGAATAATGATCTCAGACGTGCTGCATCTCAGGATCGCCAGAGCGCACTTCTCACAACTGCAATGGCTTCTCAGACACAGCAGCTCATTAATGCAATCAATCCAGCACCGATTCCGGCATATCAGGTTCCTAACCCAAACACATATTACGGATGTGGATGCGGATGCAACACCGGATGCAATTGCTGATAACTTCATATCGAGAGTATCTTTCGATTGATTCGAATGTCGGCTTATGCCGTATTACACAGAGGGGCAGGCTGAGACCTGTCCTTTTGTGATATGAAAGGGGTAAAAATTATGGCAGAATTTACAAGTGTAGCTGCTCAGACTGTAGCAGCAAATGGAAACGTAGTATTTTCAAACACAGCAGTTAAAGGCTCTAACTGCATTCAGCACAGAGAAGGAAGTGGAATTATTACACTGAGAGGACTGACTAACCAGTGCAAAGCGAGGTTCTTTGTAGATTTTTCTGGTAATATCGCAATTCCAACAGGCGGTACTGTCGGAGCTATTTCTCTGGCTATTGCAATTTCTGGCGAGCCGGTTCTTTCTTCACAGATGATTTCCACACCGGCAGCAGTAGATCAGTATAACAATGTGTCCTCTGGTATCTATATTGACGTACCTCGCGGATGTTGCGTTAATATCGCAGTAGAGAACACAAGCGATCAGGCTATTTCTGTTACGAACGCAAACATTGTTGTGACCAGAGAAGCGTAGGAGGTGCAGTTATGAGAGATATTAAGGATTTATGCGCAAGAATCGAAGACGAACTTTCCAAAATCGCTGATAATGGGCTGAATACTGGAAATCTGGAAATGACATACAAACTGATTGATATGTATAAAGATATCAAGAGCACTCAGTACTGGGATAAGAAAGTAGAATACTATAACGCTGTCCTTGATGAGATGCGTGGCGGATACAATGACGATTACAGCGAACGTGGAAGAAAGCGTGACAGCATGGGGAGATACAGCACAAATGATGGCAGAATGATGCCGGATTACGACTGGGGCAGTTCTTATGCCAGACGCGGTGAGCATTATGTCAGAGGACATTACAGCCGCTCTGACGGACGAGATGCTTATGACGACTATATGACGCAGAAACAGAGCTATCGTTCCGGCAAGTCTGAAGACTGTAAAAGAAAGATGCTTGCCGCTCTGGAAGAACATCTGGACGAACTCACTACAGAAATGAGCGATATGTCCAAGGATGCGGAGTGCCGGGAAGAACGTGATCTTGTCAAGAGATACGTGGAAAAGCTCCGGGATATGCTCTAATTGGCTAAAACATGTACCACAACTTTTTGAAGAGTCTGTGGTAAAATGTATTCATAAGGAAGATTCGTAAGTGATTACAGTCACTTGACATAGATGCATTTTTTCATTGATTCCTCCTTTCTTGGGTACGTGTCCTTAATAGAAAATGCAGTGTTTAGCTAACACAAGAAGCATGAGGTTGAAAAGCGGATGCAATTTCCGACACGTACCATTGCCGTTAGTGCATGGCGGCATACCTCCTTGTGAGAGCATATAACTGAACAGTGGAATTCAACCCGTGCAGAGGTGTGCGACCGTATAGGCGGTGTTGACGTAGCCCGAAACGTCTCGTGTTTAGGCATAGCACGTAAAATACCTTGCTAACCCGGGAATCCGGGTTAATGGGATATAGCTCAGTTGGTAGAGCATCTGACTGTTAATCAGAGTGTCACAGGTTCGATTCCTGTTATTCCAGCTACCCTGCCAGTGGTCTAACTGGCTTAATCCACTTACCTGCGGCGGCAGGTCAATAAACACGACCAGGAGGATATATATGCAGAAACTTATTGACACATTAAAATCATTTGGAATTGAGATCCCGGAAGACAAACAGGCAGATGTGAAAAAGGCACTCTCTGAACATTATAAGAATGCTAAGGAAGTCGCAAAAACCCTGTCGAAAGTTGAGGGAGAACGTGATGACTGGAAAGAACGTGCTGAGACAGCAGAGGAAACCTTAAAAGGTTTTGACGGTATCGACCCGGCAAACATTCAGACTGAGCTTGCTGAATGGAAGAAAAAAGCGGAGGATGCAGAAAAAGAGTTCAATGCAAAAATCTACGACCGTGATTTCTCAGATGCACTCAAAGCGGCGCTCGATGATGTTAAGTTTTCCAGTGAAGCGGCTAAGAAGTCTGTTATGGCAGACATCAAAGAAGCAGGATTGAAGCTGAAAGATGGCAAAATTCTCGGACTGAACGACCTGATTGAGCAGATGAAACAGTCTGACGCATCCGCTTTTGTAGATGAATCTCAGCAGCAGGCTCAGCAGAATCAGGCAAGATTTACCACTCACGTTGGACAGCAGCAGACGCCGGGAAGTATGACCAGGAAAGATATTGAAGCAATCAAAGACCCATCTGAAAGACAGGCAGCTATTGCTCAGAACATCCAGCTATTCCAGTGATTTTTACACCGACTATACAACAGAGTATAGCCGCTAACCCAATGCCTTAACAATTATGGGTAGAAAGGATTCTTTATATGGCAGCAAAAGCTAATCTTATTATGAGTAATGATATTCAGGTCACAGCACGTGAGATTGACTTTGTTACCAGATTCGAAAGAAACTGGCAGCACTTGCGTGAGATTCTTGGTATCATGCGTCCAATCAAAAAGACACCCGGAGCGGTTCTTAAATCAAAATACGCAGAAGGCACATTACAGGACGGAAATGTTAAAGAGGGCGAAGAAATCCCTTACAGCAAATTCACTGTAAAAGAAAAGCCTTATGCAGAAATGAGCATTGAGAAGTACGCAAAGGCTGTATCTATCGAAGCAATCAAGGATCACGGTTATGAGAACGCTGTTCAGATGACCGATGACGAATTCCTTTTCCAGCTTCAGACCAATGTTACCGAAAGATTTTACGACTATCTAAAAACAGGTACCCTCACATTCACAGAAACTACTTTCCAGATGGCTCTGGCAATGGCTAAAGGCCGTGTTGAGAACAAATTCAAACAGATGCACAGAAATGTGACTGGCGTTGTTGGATTTGTAAATATTCTGGATGTGTATGAGTATATCGGTGCAGCTGAGATTTCTATTCAGAACCAGTTCGGATTCCAGTACATGAAAGATTTCATGGGCTTTAATACTATCTTCCTGTTATCTGACAGCGAGATTCCGAGAGGACAGGTTATCGCTACCCCTGTTGAGAATATCGTTCTGTACTATGTTGACCCGAACGAATCTGACTTTGCAAGAGCAGGACTTGTATACACCGTATCTGGCGAGACAAATCTGATCGGATTCCATACACAGGGCAACTATCACACAGCAGTATCCGAAGCGTTTGCAATCATGGGACTTACCCTCTTTGCAGAGTACATTGACGCTATTGCTGTAGGAACCATCAATGCAACTCAGACACTTGGAACTCTGACTGTAAACTCTGTGGCAGGAAGTAAGAGCGGAGATACTAAAGTGACCATTACTCCGGCAAAAGCAAGCGCAGGAAATGTGTACAAGTACAAAGTCGCATCTTCTGAGACTGCCGTAGACTACGGACAGAACGTGAAAAACTGGAGCGTATGGGATGGCGAATCCGACATTACTGCAGCAACAGGACAGGTAATCACAGTGGTTGAGTGTGACAGCACTTATAAAGCACTGAGTGCCGGACATGCGACTGTAACAGCAAAATGATGATCGAATAGGAGGTAACTGGCATGGCTTATGCAGATTATAAATTCTATACAGAATCATTCGGCAATGTCGTGCCAGAAACTGACTTTCCACGACTGGCAGAAAGAGCCAGTGATTTTGTGGACACAATGACGTTTGACAGGTTGGTGGATGGACTGCCGACAGATGGACGCTCACAGAAACGTATCAAAAAGGCAGTCTGTTCATTGGCTGAATTAATGTATCAGATTGAACTTGCTGAAAAGAACGCTACTAATGCCGCTGTGAGTGGTACATCAACCACAATTGGGTCTGGTGGTAGCACGACAGGCGTTGTAACATCTGTATCATCTGGCAGTGAATCCATCTCTTATGCAACGCCTCAGCAGATTGGGGCGAGTGCAAAGGAGTGGAGTGCGGTGTATGCCGCCGCCGGAGATGTACAGAAAACAAACGACTTACTTTATAAGACAGCTTTACCGCTTCTGATGGGAGTAAGGACGGATGATGGAATACCGATTCTTTATGCGGGGGTGTGAGTATGAAATATGTACGAATAAAACCGACTATAGTTGAAGCTATTCAGTGTTTTGCTACTTCTGAGAGCATCGCTCAAATTGAAAAGTTTGTTGGCAATTCGGTAAAAATTGTTAATAACTTCAGAACCCCGTGCATTAGAGTTTCAACATATCCTAATTTATTCAAAGATGACGAAAGATGCGGTGCAGCATTCATGGAACCTGGCGATTACATCTTGCGTGATGAAGAAGGATATTTCGATACAATGGCAAAGGATAAGTTCGAAGAAGAATTTAAGGAGGTATCTGAATAATGGACATTTCAACATTAGGCTCATGTATAGCAATTGTTATGATTTGCTACATCGTAGGAATGGGCTGTAAAGCATCAAAAAGAATCTCCGATGAATGGATTCCGGTAATCATGGCGGTTATTGGTGGAATTCTCGGAGCAGTCGGAATGGGAGTTATCCCGGATTTCCCGGCAACGGATTATATCACAGCAGTTGCGGTCGGTATGTTTAACGGATTGTCGGCTACTGGTGTGAATCAGGTTATTAAGCAGACAGTGCAGAAAGAATAATTAAGGAGAGGGTATCATGTACGAAAAAACTGTGACGATTTTCAATTATTATGAGAGTCCGACAACAAGAGATGCGTACTGGTATCCTCATGTACTATCTGGTGTTGACCTCATTACGGACAAAGGGGCAATCCTTAAAAAGTACGGACCAGATGCAACTGACAACGCACAGTTACACATCCGTTATATTGTCCAGAACGGCGATATAACCATTACTGATAGAGACGGTAAGATTCTCCCATGGGTGCCGCCTAAAGAGTGGAAACAGCAGATCAACAACGCTCTAGAGGATACTATCACATTCTCAGATGAATCGTTCTTCTGGGAGGGCGAGTGGACTGGTGGGACGGTAACTGATGGTGATTATCGGAACGGATTCTATCAGTACATGAACGAGAACAAGGATAATGTGTTCAAGATTACCAGTGTAGGTGGTCCGTACACACTGATTCCACACTTTGAGATTTTGGGTAAGTAATATGAGCAAGATTCATCATTTCAAAGGATTCTCCGTAGTTAATGGAGATATGAAAATTAAGTTAAATATGGATAGATTTTCCAGACAGTACCAAGAAGCCCAGTACCTCCTTGATGGAATGGTCATGGACAGTATGGTTCCGTTTATGCCGATGATCTCAGGAGATTTTATTGACCGAACAAGAGCCAAAAGTACATCATTGCAAGGAACTGGATTTGTATGTGCTGCGGCTGCTCCTTATGGACGTTTTTTGTATGAGGGAAAAGGAATGGTTGACGAAGCAACTGGAAGTCCCTACGCAAGACGTGGAGCAAAGAAGATTCTCGTCAGTCAGTTTTCTGGTCAGACGGCCGCAAAGGAAAATCTTGAATACACCAAACAGGCTCACCCACAGGCACAGGCAAAGTGGTTCGATGCCGCTAAACGGCAATATGGCAGCACATGGATTCGCAAAGTAAAAGCACAGGCAGGAGGTGGTAGACATGGCGGATAAGCCTATCGGAAAAGATGCAACCGGATACGAGATTCTAACAGATGCCATGAAAGCACTTCTGAACCAGTATCCGGGACTATACGAAAATGAAACAATCAAGTTTGAGGAACTTGGCAAGGAATCAGGAATTGCGTTCTCAGCAGACAACGGGGCGTTGATTTATTCAGAAAAAGAAGATGTCTGTGGAACAATGCATCAGGTATGCCAGTACCCCTTTTATGTAGTATATCGTACAGCATCTGACAAAGAACGGCAGAAGCTATCTGTTCAGAAGTTCCTAGATAATCTCGGCAAATGGATATGTCGAGAACCAGTTATTATAAATGGCTCTGAGACACGTTTAAATGCGTTTCCCGAGCTTTCACAGGGGCGAGTGATAAAACGTATCACCCGTGATAACTCCTATGGTTTAGAGCCGCAGGAGAACGGCGTACAGGATTGGTTATTACCATTGTCAGTACGCTACGAAAACACTTATGAAGTAGTATAAATATCGTCGGAGGTGGTAGATTTCGTTGCAACCACGCACCCTATGGGTTAAAAGAGATGCAGGAGCCGCAACGCCTGCCCGACGATTAAATAGTAACAACCGGCTATTAATTAGAGATAGTCGCTAACCTACACAGCCTTTTAAAAGTTATAGGCAGAAAGGACATTTCTATGGCAGTTACAGGCAGGATTGACCGTAAATATATGGCTCACTATATCGACGCAGGTTCCCTCTGTGGAGGACTGACACCGAAATATGAGCGTCTTGGAAAAGATCTGGAAGAGTACAATGTCGAACTCAATCCAGATACCGAAACGTCTAAAAATATTCTTGGAGAATCCACATTCAAACATAACGGCTACGAAGTTTCTTCTGATGCTGATCCGTTCTATGCAGACACTACTTCTGATCTGTTTACAGCATTGCAGAAGATTGTAGATGGACGCCTCAAAGACGATAACCTCAAGACAAAAGCAGTTGAAGTTCATCTCTGGACAGAAGCTACGGAAGGCAAATATGAAGCATACCAGCAGGATTGTTATGTTGTGCCGACCTCCTATGGCGGTGATACATCCGGCTATCAGATTCCGTTTACCGTTAACTATGTTGGCGAACGTGTAAAAGGAAAATTTGATATCAGTTCCGGTACATTCACAGCCGACGGCAAATAAGAACATATACAAGGAGGACATGTTAAATGGCAAAAGTAATTAATACCAAAATTGATGATGGAATTCTCATTTTCACATTCACGAATAACGAAGATGAAGTTTTTTCTTCTTTCAAATTGAATCCGACGGACATTAATGTAGCAGCACGTGCAGAGGAACTGGCAGAATACTTTGAGCAGCTTAAAGATTCTATCCAGAAAGTCACTTCCGGCAAAGAAATGGCTGAACTCAATAAACAGATTGAAGACAAAATCAACTATCTGCTCGGATACGAAGCATCAAAAGACCTGTTCAAGGAACCTATTACGGCAACCACTGTATTCGGCAATGGTCAGGTGTTCGCTTATATCGTACTTGATAAGATCGCAGAAGCAATCGCACCGGAGATCGAAAAGAGAAAAAAGAAAATGCAGGCAGCAGTCAATAAGTATACGAAGAAGTATGCAAAATGACCGCCTATGAGCTTCCCACCTCGCTTAACATAAGTGGGGTGGATTTTTCTATTAGGACAGATTTTCGAGCGATCATTGATATTCTCATAGCCATGAGCGACCCAGAACTGGATGAACAGGCGAAAGCGGTAGTTATGTTACAGATTCTGTTTGAGGACTGGCAGAACATACCGTCTGAGTGTCTGGACGAAGCTTGCCAGAAAGCATCGGAGTTCATCGACTGCGGACAATCTGACGATAATCCGAACCACCCTAAACCCCGTTTGATGGACTGGGAACAAGACGGAGATATGATCGTTCCGGCTGTAAACAAGGTTACCGGTAAAGAAATCAGAGCCGTTCCATACATGCACTGGTGGACGTTTTTTGGATATTTTATGGAGTCTGGCGAATGCTTGTTCAATACGGTTGTTGGAATTCGGTCAAAAAAGGCAAAGGGTGAAAAGCTCGACAAATGGGAAAAGAAATTCTATCAGGAAAATAAGAGCATTATTAATATAAAAGCACGTCTCAGCGACGAGGAGCAAGCGTATAAAGATGCGCTGAATGAGATGTTGAACCTCAAATAGTTAGGAGGTGGACACATGGCTGCTGATGGCTCAGTCATTATTGATACCAGAATGGACACAACCGGTGTCCAAAATGGCGTATCAGCTATAAAACAGTCATTTAACGGCCTTGGAAGTGCTGTAAAAAAAATCGGTCTGCTGATTGGTGGAGCGTTTGCAGTTGGCAAACTGGTACAGTTCGGCAAAGAGTGTGTGGAACTCGGCTCTGATCTCACAGAAGTACAGAACGTGGTTGATGTTACATTTACAACAATGTCGGACAAGGTAAATGAATTTGCAAAGAACGCAATGACCTCTGCCGGATTATCTGAAACCATGGCAAAAAGGTATGTCGGCACATTTGGAGCAATGTCTAAGTCGTTCGGGTTTTCAGAATCACAGGCTTACGATATGTCAACGGCTCTGACACAGCTGACTGGTGATGTAGCATCATTCTACAACATTAGTCAAGACTTGGCTTATATCAAGCTGAAATCCGTGTTTACTGGCGAAACGGAAACATTAAAAGATTTGGGCGTGATAATGACCCAGTCGGCACTTGACCAGTATGCACTTGCAAATGGATATGGTAAAACCACATCCGCAATGACTGAACAGGAGAAAGTTGCTCTCCGCTTTGCTTTTGTGCAGGAACAGTTATCAGCTGCATCTGGTGACTTTATTCGTACTTCTGATAGCTGGGCGAATCAGGTCAGAGTAATGCAGTTGCAGTTGCAGTCTCTCAAGGCAACAGTTGGACAGGGATTGATTAATATTTTCACACCTGTTCTGAAAGTAATTAATATTCTACTCGGTAAACTAGCAACTCTGGCGAATGCGTTCAAGTCATTCACGGAGCTTATTACGGGCAAGAAATCATCTGGTCAGACAAGTGGAAGTGGAGCAGGTCTTGCCGGAACAGACGCAATCGCAGATACAGCGGATCAGTATGGACAGGCGGCAGATAATGCAGAGAAATTGGCGGATGCCAATAAAGATAATGCAACAGCTACAAAAAAAGCAAATAAAGAAACAAAAAACTATCTTTCGTCGCTTGATGAAGTTCACAAAGCCACATCTACAGGTAGTGGTTCATCTTCCACGCCATCTTCATCTGGTGGAAGTGGCGGAACAGGTAGCAGTGGTCTTCCGAGTTCAGTAGGAAATGTGGACTATGGCAATCTCGCAGAGGGTGAAACCGCACTTGACAAGATTAGTGATTCCGCAAAGAAGCTTGCTGACCTTCTCAAGAAACTCTGGAAGCCATTTCAGGACGCATGGAAAAAAGAGGGCAAGAACACCATTGATGCGGCAAACATTGCTTTGTCGGGAATTGCAAAGCTCGCTAAGAGTGTAGGTAAGAGCCTTGTAGAGGTCTGGACAAATGGCACAGGTACGACAATGCTTACGACCATGCTTCGGATTGCTCAGAATGTCCTTATAACAATAGGAAATATTGCATCCGGTTTTGCCGATGCGTGGAGCAAGAACAATGTCGGAACGCAGATCATACAGAACATTGCAAATGCCCTTGTAGTAGTTATGCAGTTTGTTGAGAAAATTGCAGAGGATACAGCGACATGGGCAGCGAACCTTAATTTCTATCCTCTACTGGAATCTATCAGCAATCTGACCAGTACGTTTGCACCGATTCTGGAATCCATCGGAAATGTCCTTGAATGGATCTATAACAATATTGTCCTCCCAATGCTCAAATGGCTGATTGAGACCGGAATTCCGACAGTAATCAATCTGGTATCGGATTTGGCCGGATTTTTTGCAGACCATCAATCAATCATTGAAGCATTCGGTGCGGCTCTGATCGGAGCATTTGCGGCTGCAAAAATTGCAGGGCTGGCAAAAAGCATCGGTGGAAGTATTACAACAATTATGGATTTCGGAAAAGGTCTTATCGCATTAATGACCGGTTCTGGTGGAATCATTGGTGGTATTAAAGCTATCGCAACGGCAATCGGACCAGGTGGAATTTTTATAGCGGCAGTAACGGCTTGCATTGCGATTGGTGTTTTACTGTACAAAAACTGGGACAAAATAAAAGAAGTTGCAGGTGCGGTATGGAGTTGGATTAAAGACAAAACCAGATCTTTCGTCGATGGAATAAAATCCAAACTAAGTGATTTGGCAGAAAAGATTGTTTCTATCTGGAATGGTATCAAATCAAGTGCAAAAGAAAAGTGGAACGCTATATGGTCCACTATAAAAGAAGTTGTAAAGAAGATAGTCGGTGGAATCGTTGATAAATTCAAAAGCGCAAGGGACAAGGTTGTTGACGTGTTCGAGGGAATCAAGAATAAAGTCAAAGAGATATTCAACAAAGTTATCGGTATCGTAAATGGCGCAATCGGTACGGTGAATGGTGCGATCAGCGGAATTGAATCCGCATTCTCTTTCGGTCCGTGGAAAGTACCTACACCATTCGGCTCTAAGACGATCGGGTTTAGCGCAAGCTTTCCAAGAGTACCGACTATTCCATATCTGGCAAAAGGTGCGGTTATTCCACCAAGAAGTGAATTTCTGGCTGTGCTTGGCGACCAGAAACAGGGTAATAATATCGAAACACCAGAAGCACTGCTCAGAAAGATTGTTCGTGAAGAATCTGGTGGACAGCAGAGTAACGGAAATTATCGTTTTACCGCTCAGATTAACCGAAGAACAGTATTTGATGAAATCATCGAAGAAGCAAAGTTAAGACGTGATACAAGCGGCAGAAACCCGTTTGAACTGGCATAGGAGGTGAGCGCATGGCATCTATATTATTGAGTAAATCTATAACGGATAGGTATAAGATAAATGGCAAGCGCATGCCTCAGCCAGACAAGGATATGACGTGTAATTTTGAAACAACATACTCAGAAGGAAGTAACCGTACGCAATTTGGAAAAGCCATATTGGTTCCGTTATTTACAGTTGTTCAGTATGGCTATGAGGCTAGCAACATACCGGTGGCAGAAGCAGAAGAACTTATAAACGCAATAATACATGGAGAACCTTTTAATTTGTACCACTATTCCATCAGACACCATGATTGGCGCACAGAATCATTCTATGTTGGAAAAGGAACGTTTTCCCTGGCTTGTGTGGCACCTGGTGAAGAATACTATTCCAAGATATCTTGTAACATGCAGGGGGTGAATCCACTTGATTAATGTATCAGACGCATTTAAGCAAAAACTACAGGACGGAAAGAAAGTCTGGCAGGAAGTGGAAATCACTTTCCCTGACGGAACTGTAAAAACCGCAAAAGATGAAATTATGGGTGAAAACTGCACCTTTTCTGATTGCGCTGAAAGTAGCAGTTTTCCAATTGGTTGTGTCATATCCAAGTCCATGACGCTTGAATTAGACAACTCTCAGGATCAATGGAAGAATTATTATTTTTATCAAGCGAAAGTCCATGCATATCTCAAAATGCAGATTGACGCCAGTACAGTCGAAACCATCGATAAAGGCGTATATACAATCACGACACCGGAGCAGTACGGTGAAACGCTTAATTTTACGGCTCTTGATGATATGTATAAAGCGAATGCGGCTTATGCATCTAATCTGGCTCTTCCACAGTCGGTAGAGACCCTTGTCAGAGATGCGTGTGAAACTCTCGGCATCCCATTTGGCGGAACAATGCAGCATGGTAATCTGATTATATCAGAGATTCCAGAGAATATGACATTTCGCCAGTTATTCGGATGGGCGGCGATGCTCGAAACTGCGAATGCTCGCCTGGACAATAAAGGATACTTGCATTTCATCAAATGGGATTTTTCCAATGTGCAAGAAGATTGCAACGCAGTAGTGGACGCTGATGGAAATGTAATATTTAAAGGCGGTGCAAGTATTGATTCAGAGAGTTTTATCAGTCCGACAGGGAACTGGACAATTGATAGTGATGGATTCTTGACATTGATCGAATCAGCTACTGACGCATCTGAAAAGCTCAAAGACTTTTTTACAAGTCCAACTGTTTCTAGTGATGATATTATAATCACTGGAATCAAGCTAAAAAATAGAGAAAATGAAGCCATGTACGGAAGTATAGGATATGTTCTTGAATTGGAGAACGACCTTGTTACGGATTCGGACTTGAATACGGTAGCTGCTCAAATCGGCGATTCCATAATTGGAGCCAAATTCCGTAGTATGTCGGGAGAACTTGCGTATAATCCGCTCATTGAGTTTGGAGATATGGCATATACTTACGACCGTAAGTGGAACAGATATATAACTCCACTGACAGATGTTTCTTGCTCTGTTAATGGAAAGACCGCTGTGAAAACTCAAGCTGACGACCCTATCAGAGGAATGAGTAAGTTTCAGTCAGAATCCACTAAGGCAATCGTAGAAGCAAGGCGGCTTGTCAAAAAAGAAAAAACGGCCAGAGAGAAAGCAGTAGAGAAATTAGAAGAAACCTTAAAAAATTCTTCTGGATTATATGAAACATCAGTCGCACAGGAAGATGGCAGTACTATCACATATCTGCATGACAAGCCTACACTCGCAGAATCAAAAAATGTAATTAAATTCACAGCAGAAGCCATTGGTGTATCCAATGATGGTGGTAAAACATACCCTTATGGTTTTTTCCTGACAGGTGATTTGATAGCAAAAATTCTGTACGCACATGGCATCAATGCTGATTATATCGACACAGGCGCGCTGATTGTTAGAGATAACGACGGAAACATAATCTTCCAGGTAGATATGGATACAAAAAAAGTTATTATCAGCGGTGATAATGTTGTAATTGGTGATAGTTCTTTGCCGGATAAACTGACAAAAATGGACAATAATATTGCATCTGCCAAGAATATGACATTCCAGCTGTCAAACGATATGCAGACGATCACATCTGACGCAGACGGAGACATTCCGGTATTTCCGACAGTGGCAACTACAGCGAAAGTTATGTACGGATCGTCAGATATCACAAATGATTGTAGCTATACCATTACAAAATCAGACAGTGTAACCGGCTCTTGGGATGTAGATACGCATACTTACACTGTCACAGGCTTGAGTGTAGACAATGGATGGGTGGATATTAAGGCAACGTACCTGATTAATCTTTCTATAACGAAGAGATTTACGATTTCTAAACAGAAGCAAGGCAAGCAGGGAATGCAAGGTGTTCCAGGCAGGACTTATTTTATCGAGCTGACATCGGACGTTGTAAAAAGAGGGGCAGATAAAGTCATAAGCCCGAGCACTGTGCAGGCATTTGCTTACTATAGAGATGGTGGCGGTGCTACAAGGACAGCATACAGCGGATTGTGGAAAGTGCAACTCTCTACTGATGGGAAAACATGGATTGATACTACAACAATATCAAAACCTACTACCAATATTGCAGTTCAGTTATCTGATGTTACAATCACAGAAGATAAGAATTATGTGAAATTTGTGCTTTATGCCGCTGATGGATTCACGAATCTTCTTGACTCTCAGACGGTTCCGATATTGACAGATGTATCATCTCTTACACAACAAGAAATTGTTGAAATATTGAGCAATAACGGAGACTGGAATGGACTATATTACCTAGATGGCCGACTGTACATTAGCTTCGGTGCAGCACTTGGCGGTACGTTGAAAATCGGCGGAGTTAAAAACACTAACGGAGTTATTGAAGTAACAGACGAAAAAGGAAATGTTACAGTAAGACTTGATCAAAATGGAATAAATGCAATAGCTGGAAAATTTTCAGGGGAATTAAATGGAGCGACAGGAAAGTTTTCTGGTACTTTGGAGTCAGTGGATGGAATTTTTACTGGAATTTTGAACGGAGCAACCGGAACTTTTACTGGAAAGGTAGGGTCTTACAATAATAATGGTGAATTTTCGCAATTAGATGCCGGATGCGTTGAAGTAGGAACGATAGAAGATGGAGAGATTACGGGATATCTGTCAACAAGCGAATTCAAAGATACTGGTGCATGGGGAATGCGAGTAGCTGGTCGAGGAGTAGTAGCTTTTTCAACACCATATATCCTTGTAGGAGATTACAAAGAGTATAACGAAGACTTTGTCGGAAGTATCGGGCAAAGTGGAACCTGCAAAGTGATTACCGAAATATCAACTACTGGCTCTTCGTCTGGATTAATAATTAACTCGTTGAAAACCAAAACTGTAACCTTTGAAAAAGGTTTGATGGTTACTGCTATTTGATGGGAGGTGAAAACATGATAACCACATATTATGCACAGAAAAAAGGAATGGGATTTTTTATTCAGCCAGAAGATATTGAGGAATATGCTAAACTTGGCTATACCATCTACAAAAATGAACCTGTTGTTGTGAGTGATATCGAAAGAGAGGTAAGGGCAATCAATGCAAAGGCAGATTGATGTAACAGAGATGTATGCGGTTGATATGTGCTATAAAAAGATTAATACATACATACAGAAGGAGCTAGGGGCCTATCCGCTGTATGCTGTAGAATGCGGATTGGAAAGGGCACTGCTTGACATCGAGAAAACGAAATCAAACTTATACACAGATGTTATTGCAAAGCAAAATAAACCAAAAGAAGAACAGATTTCAGCAACCAGCGTAAAGGATACTGTACAAAAGTTGCGTGAATGCGGCGTAAAAGTTATAGAAAAATAGTAAAAGGAGATATAGCATGGCAAAATTTAATGAATATCCAGTAAAAGCAAAGCCAGCGGACGCGGATACCTTTTATTTCATAAAAAGCTATCAATGGAGTGTGAAATCTGTACGCTACAGCCACCACAAATATGTTTCATGAAATCATGAAGGAGTTGATAGAATTGGAAATTAAAGGTATTGACGTTTCATCTAATCAAGGTAAGCCAGATTGGACAAAAGTATCGAATTCTGAAGTTAAGTTTGCAATATTGAGAATCCATCAGAAATCTGGAATTGATACATCTTTTGAACATAATTACAAAGGTTGTAAATCCAATGGAATTCTTATTGGTGGGTACAAGTACAGCTACGCTTTAACACCGGCACAGGCGATTGACGAAGCTGAGGACGTACTTTCCGTTCTTTGTGGACGTGGATTGGATTTCCCAGTGTTCTATGATCTTGAATGGGCGCAGCAGAGAAGCTTTGGAAAGCAGGCTATCGAAAATATTGCAGTAGCATTTCTGACCAGAATTAAAAAAGCCGGTTATAAGGTCGGTATCTATTGCAATCTTGATTGGTACAACAACGTTCTGTCAGATGCTCTGAAGCAGTATGATTGTTGGATTGCTCGTTATCCGGCTAACGACAACGGCTCTGTACAGGAAAGATTGCGTCCGAATGTCGGTGTAGGCTGGCAGTATTCCAGTAAAGGAAAAGTTCTAGGAATTAATGGAAATGTTGACATGGATGTGTTCTACAAGGACTATAGAGGAACGATGCAGAAAGGAGAAACTAAAATGGTAAAAATCAGTAACTGCGGACATGATGAACACGGGAGATATGCAGGTGGGAAAGCAGGAGATCAGACTGGCACAGAATATCAGATCATGAACTGGTACAGCAGACCGTGGCTCTGTGTCCTAAGATTCAATGACGCCAAAATCGCAACCATGATCGCAGACATGGCGGCAAAAGCGGCACAGAACAATCTCATCGGGTACGATCAGGGCACTGCCGGAAACAGCAATGACCGGTATTCGTTCTGGCGGCACTTAAAGGCAAGTAACTACGATCCGGCGCAGATCACAATAGCTTGTGAATCTGATTGCAGCGCAAGTACAGCAGCTATCGTCAAAGCGGCTGGGTATCGCTTAAATAACGCAAGACTCAAAGCGGTCAGCATCTATCTGACGACGCGAAACATGAGAGCTGCAATGAAGATTGCCGGTGCAAAAGTACTGACAGACAGAAAGTATCTCACATCCGGCGACTATCTAAAGGCAGGAGATATCCTCCTAAATGATAACCACCATGTGGCCATTGCTGTTACCACCGGTGCAAAAGCAAGTACGCTTTCAACGCCAACTATCCTGTCTAAAACTCCGAAGTGGGTTGGTAAAATAAACAAAAACGCTGCACCAGTCAGAACATGGGCAGGGAAAGAATTCTCTCAGCTTAAGAGCTACCCGATACTTAACAAGGGTAATCTGGTTGATGTATGCGATACGATCAAATCCAAGAGCGGAAATGACTGGTATTACATCAGAATCGCTGGAAAGTATTTCGGATTTATTTTTGCGAAATACATCAAAAAAGTATAAAAATATCCCGGGGTTAATTCCCCGGGAGCTTATTTTTTTTGGAATTAATGATATCTTCTATGTGCTTGTGAACTGGCTCATTGATGTTATCATTAATCATTTTTTTGAATTTTTGGGAAAATGTCTAACTCAAAATTGATCTCATTACCTTTTCCGTAAGTGTTTTTTATATTTTTCGAGTAGACGACTTTTTCAACCAGATTCTTGAGCATTCTATTTCGTGATTCCACGTCAAGGCTCCAATAGTTATTAAGCAATTCTTCGCAGCGTGGAATAAAATCTGATTGTTTCGCCTTAATATTCTCATCGTGTTCGATTTCTTCTCTTAATTTCGTAATAGTATCAGAACATGATTGAATAGATATAGCTATGGTTTTGGAACGTTCAAGGAAGACTTCTGTGGTGTAGATTCCTTGCTCAAGTAGATCATATTGTTTTACTTTTTGAGCATTTAAGCTTTCCAGCTCACTTTCTTTTTCACGTATAAGATTTTGCTTAGATACTATACCGGAATTGATAGTATTGGACGAAACATTAATATCATTGTTCAGTTTATATTTCTCTGTTATTTCTTTAATCCCATCAATCACAGCCTTTTCAACCAGAGATAATTTGCTGCTCACTGTAGAGCAAGACGTATATGGACACATGAGGGTATCTTCCTGTCCGCGTTTTTGATGAGGACGGCGAACCATGGCACGACCACACTTGCTACAATAGACAATTCCGGCAAGCGGATTGCGAACTGTGTTTTTTATACTGATTGGACGGGGTGGATTCTTTTGACGTATTTCTTGTGCAGAATTATACAGATCCTCTGATATAATAGCCGGATGTAATCCTTCACAGATAAGGACATCCCTAGATCGTGGGCGTGTCTTGACTACTTGACCATTCTGTATAGTCTTTACTGTTTTTCGACCATTCCACCGGATTTTTCCTATATACACCGGATTTGTTAGAATTCCCTGTATGCTGGCAGGAGTCCAGTCACCACCTAACGCAGATTTTATTCCCATGTCGTTTAGTTTCCGCACAATCTTCGCAACTCCAATTTGTTCGCAGCCATCACCGGCATACCAGGTGTAGATCATCTTTACAATCTCAGCTTGAACCGGAACAGGTCTGAGGGTATAACCTTTTTCTTTTTCGAGTTTTACTCTTTCGTATCCGTAAGGTGGCTTGTTACCACAGTATTTGCCTTCCTTGACCGATGAGATTCTGCCATTATTCAATCGACGCTTAATGGTCTTATACTCTCTACGGCTCATAAAAAGTCCAAATTCAAAATATTCTTCATCAAATTCATTGTTTGGGTCGTATATTTTTGTTGGAGTAATAATCTTCGTGTCAGAGTACTGAAAAGCTCTGGACACAACGCCTTGGTCGATAGTGTCACCTCTGGCAAGACGTTCTACTTCGACAACCAGAACACCGTCCCACATACCGGATTCTACCTCGTGAAGAAGTTTTTGCATGACTGGACGCGCGGAGATTGTTTCACCGGAAACTACTTCTCTGTAGATGGCACCAATGCTATAACCTTGCCTTTTCGCAAGGTCCAGTAAGATATGTTCGTGTCTGGCAAGAGTTTCGCCCTCTCCATGTGCTTCAGCTTCCCGATCGGCTCTGGATTTCCTCAAATAGATACATACTGATTCGTTCATTTTATCATTCTCCTTTTTTTACACTTGTACGGCAATCCCGGAGATGATATACTTAATGTGTAGGTAAGATTTTTCTCTGGAATTGTCTTATTTTTCAAAACCGGTTCCCGTTGGTAGCGAGAGCCGGTTCTTTTTTTACAAAAGTTCTGTTTTTTTCTGATTGAATTCTTCCTGAGTGATAATGCCACTATCTAAAAGCTCTTTGTAATCTTTCAAAAGTTCAACAGATGTTTTCTGATTCCGAACGTTTTCAACGGCGTCAGAACTTTTTGAAATATTAAAACTCTTTATCTGCATATCTATATTCGAACTACAGTAGAATCCAATAGTATTTACCTGGTTTGTTTCAACATTCCGCATTTTCATAGAGGCATAAGAATCTACTTCTATGTTATCGCTTGTCGTGGTGGCGGTTCCGGTAGTGGTGGAATTGTTCTTTCCTTTGGTTTTCTTTCCAGTTCCAACCGCTGCGCCGACAGCTGCACCGACAACAGGGTTTCCGAGTGTGACAGCTGTGGCAGCTGTGCCAATAACGGCACCAGCTAATCTTCCCTTTCTTTTTGTTTTCTCCTTGTTTTTTCCTTTAGTATGGGATGTCGTTGTTGTCTTTTCCACCGTTCTATATTCTGGTCCGTTCCACTCATAATCCATGAGTGTATACTTCTCAGGCATATCTGCAATTGTGACATATCCGTCTTTCCATTGTCTTAACAGAAATGGTGTTTTGTGCGATGGCAAGCCGAATGATTCCTTTCCAGAAATAACGTGTAATCTCAGAACGCGGACAGGCTTTTCAACTGGTGTAAGTTCCTCCGGACTATCTTGTGATGTATGTCTTCCTATTTTCGAAGCAATAAAACCAATTATTCCAAAAACAACAGCCAGCACTGCGATACCGAAAATTTCCATAATTACCGCAAATGCAATGTTGCCGGAACTGTATTTCCCTACTATAGCAGGAGACGAGATAGAGAATACAGTCCATAGAACCATCAATGCATTTCTTACTTTCCTCATTTTCTTTCCCTCCTTGTGATATATAACTGATATTAGCACAGTTTGTAATCTGTCTCTTATACACATCTCCGAGCCCAC